TGTAATACTGATCAGCACGGCGCTGAGCGGCGCGCGTCTCGCTCGTCGTCTTGGCGCGCTGAGCGCTCCCGAAGATGTCGCCCAATCCCTGGACCCGGGCCGCTGCGCTGGTGCTGCCAAGGGCGTCCTGCATGGCCCGAGTGGCGCGGTTGTAGGCCTCAGTTCCAGTTAGCCCGGACTGCGCCAACTGGATCAGGTTCATGCGCGACGATTCATCCGCGCTTCGCAGGTCGGCGATGCCCTTCTGGGCGCGACGGCTGATGTCGGCCACCCCTTCCTGGTACTCGCGCGCCTGCTCAGCATTGGCGTCCGTGGCGGCGCTGCCCCCGGTCAGTCCGCTTCGCGCCAATGCAAACGTCAGATCCCGACCTGCATTGCCATGCTGGCGGTTCAGGTCTGTCATGTAGAAGTCAGTCAGATTCTTGCCGAAATCAGCGTATTGCTGCTGTCGTCCTGGGGCGTCATAGACCTGATTGATCTTGTCGATGCTGCCGCGAATCTGCGCCTGACGGCGCGCCTCCGCTTCCGCAGCGGCGTCAGGGCCGGTCGCCTCGGACTTGTAGAAGCCCAAGGGGTCCGTCCACTTCGTGTTGCCGCCGAAGATCTTCAGCGGGTCGGCGACTTTGGTGTGCTTCTCGCTGCTTATACCGCCCATTTCAGATCCCCCACCACCACGCCAAAATCATGAATGTCTTCACCGTTGCGACCACGGGCACGACGAACGCCCTCTTGCACCATCCCCAGGCCGTCGATGTACCACTGGCAGGCACCTGGGCGCGTACCGATGGCCGACATCTCAAAGCGGCGAGCGCCTTGTGTCTGCGCCAGCATCGCCATCATCCAGCGCGAAGTCTTGGTGATCGACCGCCAGGAGGTACGCCAACCACTCATGGTGCCCACCATCCAGGCTTCCCACACGCCAGGCGAGACCATGGTCCACCCTCCGCAAACGGCCGGGATTCCATCCGGGTCCAGCACCGTCATGCGCGGACCAGGGCGGTGATAGAACGCCGCGGCGATGCGGTCAACGTCCTCCAGCTCATCCTCCGGGTAGTACGCGCGCAGCTGTTCCATCTCGTCTGGCCGCATGTTCTGGCACAGGAAAATGAGATCACGCAACGTGACGTCACGGGTGTTGGATGGGATCTTCACGCCATCGGCCTCATGTCGTTGAACCACAAGTTTAGGCCCTCAAAGCCCGTCTTGCCGACATCGTCGCCAGTGTACGTCACGCTGATGGACAGGCTTGGTGTCAGCAACGACGCCAGCAGCATCTGCCCAGGCACGGTATCGGCCGGGATCTGCCACGGTGCGGTGAACTGTGCCGGGTCCGCCTGGTTGTACCCGAACGAAATCTCCGGGGACCCAGTCCCAATGATGTCGAAACCGAGCATCATTTTCGTGATGCTCATTCGACCCATGTCCAGCCAGTTTGTCTGGAACCCCCACTGGAACGGAACAGCCACGATCTCGTCGTCAACGACCATCTCATCCGACTCGCGCGACTTCTCAATTCGTCGAATCGTGTCACCATCGCGGAAGTACAGATCCTCGCCAAGGATCGTGTAGTCATCGACGTTGAACGGGAACTCGTATCGGGTCCAGGCGCCAACCTGTCCGATGCGATTCATCGTGTAGACGTATACGTTCGTAGTCATGTCGAATGGAAATCATTGTTGGGCAGGAACGTTGACGGCTGCGCCCCATTGGAGTCTGGCGTCGTTGGCGTCAGCAGGGTGAACAGCCCGTTGCTGATCTGGTAGATCACGATGTCGGCCGCATCCGAAGACGAGACCATGAGAAGACGTCCAGGCTCATCAATGCTGAGGCTGATAATCGGGGACAGCTGAAGGGCCGCCGTACTAACAGCGGAGAGGGATGTCCCACTCCATGCGAACGACCTGAGGCGCGGGGTTGGAACGTTTCCTCCAGCGTAGAGATAGTTTCCGTCGTTTGACCATTTGCACCATGCGTTCTCCGGCATGGAGAAGGCGGACGAAGTAATGAAGGCGACGGTCGTTCCAGACACAGAATAGACATGGACGCCCATGTTCCCCGCTGTTGGGCACGCTGCAATTCGGCTGTTGCCGTGCCAGGCGATGGACTTGATCTGCGTCGCATTGCTGTATATCTGAGTGAACGTGTCGCCAACACGACGGAACACTCGGAACCCGTTGAACGAAGCGAAAGCGACATACTGCCCATCGTTGCTGAACGCTGCGCACGTGACATCCGCAACGCCGGCGATGGTGGTCAGCTGGTCAAACGAGTCTCCGCTGTCACGCTTGTAGAAGCGCCACGTAGAACCTTGGCACAGCACGAGGTACATGCCATCTGGAGAGATAGCACACGCTGTGCATGTAGCAGACGGCATGACATCAAGAGGCGTCGGCGTCTCAGTGTACGTGCCGAGACCGCCTCGCTTGTATGCGCGCACGAACGGAGATGCCGAACTGACGAAGCCCATGTGCTCGCCGCTGGCATCGCAGTAGTAATTGGTCTTGGCCATGGTCCCGGTCGGCAATGTTTGCGCCAGCGGGAACGTCGCAGACGCGCCAGACCAGATGAAAATACTGGCGGCGTTGCCGGCAACGATCGGAGTTGAGAAGGCCACGTCGATAGATTGCGGGCTGGTGGCCGTACGGTCGTACCGATCAGTCACGCGCACAACGAACGAGAACGTTCCAGCCGCAGAGAACACGCCGGTAAACTGGCCGGTAAACGCATTCATCTCGATCCCGCCAGGGAGAGACCCACTGTCGATTTCCCACCGATAAGGCGGGAACCCATTGGCGACAGCGAGCGGGCCAGATACGTAGCTTTCCCCGATGAGGCCGTCGTCCAGCGTCCCTGACAATGAGATGGGGCCGGACGGAACAGCCGGCGGTGAGAACATCAGCCAATACTGGCCAGCCGCTGGATAATAGAGCGCCTGGATGTTGTCGCCATTCACCTTGGCCTGAGTCAGTGACTCCTGCACCATCGTGTCGATCGGCATTCCGGCATCACCGGACTGCAGATTCGTGCTTCCACCCGCAATGCCGAGAGTGCGCACCCCTAACGACGGCAGGAAAAACAGGTCATTGAACGCAGGCGACACCGCGTCGTGATAGTCCGTTCCCACAGGGAATGCGTCCAACAACGCCATTTGCTGCGGATCTTCGTCGATCTGCCAAACCTGGCTGCCCTGGGAATTTCCGACCCACAGATTGCTGCGATACAGGCCCAGGCCCGCCACGGGATTGGCGCCGTACTGCTGCAGGTTCGACGGGATGTAGCCCGCGTTATTGGCGGTGGACCAGTCAAGCGGGTTCACCGTGGCGCTGTAGGCCACGATGTCATCGTCTGCGGCGAAAACCTTGGAAGCTCCGATGATGACGATCTTGCTGTTCGGGCAGTTCGGGTCCGTAACGCGACGACTGACTGCGCGCCAGCTGATCGTGTTGTCGCCGACCGTAGAGCCCTCAGTTGGGGTGAACGCTGGCTCTGTCGCTCCGCTGACCAGGATTGGCTTGGCCTGCCAGACAATGCGCGTGGCCAGCGCCGCTTCCCAGGTGACGGTGTTGTCGACAACGGTCTGCCCATTGACCAGCGGCCACGTCGGTTCCGTCGCGTCGGACAGGCCGACATTGGCCTGCACGGCCTTGAAGATCAGGCCCGTCTGCGCCTGCGAGATCTTGTTCCACTCGAATGCATCGACCCACAGTGGGTCATTCTCACCAATGCGGTTGATGCGCGTTGCCAGACGGACGAATGCCGTGTTGGCCGGTGCCGTCGCGGTGACAGTCGACGTGTGCCACGCGCCGCCCGACCCGCTGTTGACGATGTTGCCCTCGTTCTCCTGGATCAGGATATGCGCGGCGTCGTAGAAGCGGAGATACACCGACCCCGAGGCCAGACCGGCGCTGCTCGCACCCTGCTGTACCTGGCACTTCGCAGTGATCGACTCGCCCGGCGTGCAGTCGATGAAGTCCTGCATTTCGGCGTAGCGGTCGCCGGTGAATCCCGTGTTTCCCTGCAAAGACCAAGTGCCAGGGCCATAGTGATCAGCGCCGTTGACGATGCTGAGCCCGGAGTCCAGGGTCCATTCGACATTGCCGGACTCGAACGACCAGTTCGGGATTGGTGTCGGAACGGCAGGCTGCGCCGTCGCCGGCTGCACCAAGCTGCCAGGAGCGTAGAAGGTAGACGGTTGCCAGGCAGGAGTTGGCATCAGGGCACCTGCTCATTGCGCCCGCTGATGGGCGCATCAGGGCCAGTGCCATAGCGATCACTGACCGACGACGGCGGCGTGGTATCGGACGATCCACCACCGGCCGGCGGAACCGTGGCGTCGAAGTCGGCATCTTCGTTGATGATGGCGTCGGCCTCCGTTGGCCAGTCGGGTTCTGTGGTGCCGGTGCGCGGGTTCGTGCCGATGGTGTCGACGACCTCGTAGGTGAAGCTGTTCGGCACGGTCGGCTCTCGGCGATCGCCCACGACGACCGCGCTGTTCGGCGTCCACACAGGATCAGCCGGAAGCAGGCGCGTGGCCTCGTACACGAAGCCATTCGGCGTGCTGGGCTGCACCAGGTCGCCAAACTTGTAGATCTTGTTCGCCTCCCAAGTCGACGGCTCGCGCAGCCAGTAGTGGAAGACCTCGCCGGTACTCCACTCGGCCGAAACGTACAGGAATCCCAGGAACGGCTCGGCGAAGTGAATCTTGAACAGAGACGGGCCGGCGGTTCCTGGGTACGTCAGGATCTCCAGTTCGTACTGGTCGAATCCGGTCAGGTCCACTTCGTGGTCCGAGAACACCACCAGCTTTCCGCGGAACGTGGTCAAGCCAATGGTGCCGGTTGGCAGGATGGCGTCGATCACAGTTCCGGGACGCGGACGCGCGGACAGCGACACCGTGACCCACATATTCACGGCATTGAACAGCGCCTCAGGATCGGCCCAGCCCTTGACCCGGGTCCGGTCGATGCCCTTCTTCAGGCTATTGATCGCAACCGACCTCACGGGGGAGCCCCATGCAGCGGCAACCATACCGGCGGGATGGCGTTCGGAGTGGCTTGTTCGCCGGGGATGTATCGGCGCGTCTGGTGCGATCCGGCCGTCAGGTTGCCGATGTAACGCAGCGCCTGAGCGTTGTAGTTCGCCGCATCCGGCTGCGTCATGTGCGCCTTGATCTGCGCCAGCGCATACAAGAACACGGCCTCCGAGTCGATGGTCGTCTTGTCACCATCTGCCGCGAACGGCTCCAGGCCGAAGTCGCCCTTGACGCGCAGCTTCCACGGCCCCTGATCCGGCGGCGGCCAGATTTCGATGCACTGGCGGACTTCGTACAGCTGCGGCCAGCCCTGCACCGTGTTCCAGCTGTAGACCTCCGGCGGGATGCCGCAGCGAAGCGGTTGCCACCACTCGTCCGGGCCGCTAATGCCGACCCATTCCACCTTTCGCGGGTCCCACTTCTTGGAACACCCATCCTCATTGGCATCAAGGTCGTAGAAGCGAACGCCCTGCTGAATCTGCCAGGTGAAGAATCGCTTCGTGCGCAGGACACTGTACTCGCGGTACAGGAACTCCTGAGCACTCTGGAGGAAGTCGTCAACCAGCTCGGTCATGCCCGGGCCAGGGATGGCCATCCCACTGCCACCGATGCGGCGCAGGATGCGCGTGCGAAGCTGGGCCAACGTCTGGTTGTTGTTCTCGTCGTCGCATTCACAGTTGTAGCTGACGTCGTTGAACAGAACCATCGATCCAGCGCCTGGCGTCGCCGGCGTAATGCTTCCGGTGGGTGCCAGGACAATTCGGATGTTGGCCGGCAACGTGGTGACGTCGAACGAATACTCCACATCGTTGGCAATGGGAGACTGCGAGAACAGCGGCGTTGCCGGTGTCGCATCAGCGGCATTCAGGACGTAGAAGCTGTATGCGCCTGGCGTCGGGATGTCAGTAAACCGAACCTTCCCCTTGACGCGATCGGCTGGATCGGCGCCGGCGTACGTCAGGCGGAACGCGCCAGACGTGAAGAAGTTGTGCGCGTACTGGAAGCCATTCCAGTCGGTAGGCGGGGCATTGCCATTGAAGTCTGTCCAGCCGTTCGGATCGCTTGCGAGAAGGTTGGACATGCCCGGGCCTCAGAAAGAGAGGGCCGCCGGAGCGGCCCAAGTGGATCACGAAACGTTGCGCAGGACCTGGCCCTCACGGGAACGAATGGTCTGCTCGGACTGGCGCTGCTCGAACTTGCCGGACTGGATCTTGGTGCCGGTGATCTCGGCGATGTGCATGGCGCCCA